AGATGCAGGTACTAACCTGTCAACTGCAGCAAATAGTTTTGTATTCACCGATCCTGGTGCTTTGGTTACCGATTCACTTTCACTCGGTGTTGACGACGATACACTAACTGCTTCAGCTGTCCAAACAGGTTTTGACCTAGTGGAAGACGGTGAAACAATCGATGTTAATTTGTTAATTTGTCCTCCATTGGACAATACAATGGCAAGTGCAAGTTCAGCTTGTATAGCCATAGCAAATGACTTGATTGCAATTGCAGCGGCAAGAAAAGATTGCCTTGCAGTTATTTCACCTCCTACTGCTTTCACTACTAATCCTGGCGGTCAGTCAGCTACTGATATTTCAGGTGGTAGTGTTACAGCTACTTCAGTAAATCTCGTCAAAGCTTTTGCCGATTACCTTACATCCAGTTCTTATGGAACAATCGATTCAACTGCATTGAAAGTGTACGATAAGTACAATGATGCATTTATCGACATTCCATCTTCTGGTCATGTTGCTGGTACAATGGCAAATACCGATGCTGTTGCCGATGCATGGTTCTCACCAGCTGGCTTTAATCGTGGACAAATTAGAGGCGTAACAAGAGTTGCCTTTAACCCGAAGAAAGCTGAAAGAGACATGCTTTATAAGGCAAGAGTAAACCCAATTGTTTCGTTCCCAGGCGAAGGCACCGTACTTTTCGGTGATAAGACTCTTCTAGCAAGACCTTCTGCTTTTGATCGAATCAACGTAAGACGACTCTTTATGGTCTTGGAAAAGGCAATTGCCACAGCTTCCAAGTTCCAACTCTTCGAGTTCAACGATGAATTTACACGGGCTCAGTTCCGTAACTTAGTTGAACCTTTCTTGAGAGAGGTCAAAGGTCGTAGAGGTATTACAGACTTTAAAGTAGTCTGTGATGAGACAAATAACACTGCACAAGTTATTGACACAAACCAGTTTGTTTGTGACATCTACATTAAACCTGCGCGTTCCATTAACTTTATCACGTTGAATTTCATCGCCACTAGAACTGGGGTTGACTTTAACGAGATCGCAGGGTAAGGAGATAGGATATGGCTATTCTAGGAGTAGATGATTTTAAGTCCAAACTCGTTGGTGGCGGTGCACGCGCTAACCTGTTTAAGGCTACCATTAACTTTCCCGGCTATGCGGGTGGTGACGTAGAACTTACCTCATTCATGTGTAAAGGTGCTGGTCTTCCAGCCTCAGTAATTGCACCTATTACGATTCCATTTCGTGGTAGACAACTGCAAATTGCTGGTGATAGAACGTTTGAGCCGTGGACTATCACGGTAATTAACGATACTAACTTTGCAGTAAGAGACGCAATGGAGCGTTGGATGAATGGTATTAACGAACATACAGCAAATACTGGTCTTGTTAATCCAGTTGAATACCAAGCTGATATGATCGTTGAGCAGCTTAATAAAGCTGGTGATTCGGTAAAACGTTACGATCTTCGTGGGTTGTTTCCAACTAACATTTCTCAAATTGAGCTTTCATTTGATTCAGAAAATCAGATCGAAGAATTCCAAGTTGAATTCCAAGTTCAATATTGGGAGAGTGGTACAACTACGTAAGTGCTATAAATATATTGGAGGCGGGGTTATCTGCCTCCAATAAACTGGCATAGGGATAATATAATGGCAGAATTTTTTGGATTTGAGATCAAGAGAAAAGATCAAGAGAAGGAAGACAGTAAGCGTCTATCCTTTGTTGCACCTGACTCAGATGATGGTTTAGGTTATGTTGTAAATGCTGGCGGTCACTTTGGTCAATACGTTGACATGGAAGGTGATAAGGCCAAGACAGAAATTCAACAGATTGTTAAGTATCGTAACTTAGCAATGCAGCCTGAGTGTGATGCAGCGATTGAAGATATTGTTAATGAGTCTATTGTTGCTGATGAAAACTCAGCACCAGTTGAACTTAACATGGATGATCTTGACCAATCCGATAAAATTAAGAAACTAATATCAGAAGAATTTGAATATATCGTCAAGATGCTGAATATGAACTGGCAAGGCCATGACATTTTTCGCAGATGGTATATTGACGGAAGACTATACTTCCACAAAATTATCGATGATAAGAACCCAAAAGCGGGTATCATTGAACTAAGAAATATTGATCCAACTAAGATACGTAAAATTCGTGAGGTTAAAGAAGAAAGAGATCCTCTTACCGGTACTAAGATGATTAAGGGTGTGAAGGAATACTATCTATTCCAGAACAACACCATGTCAAAATCATCACAAGGTCTTAAAATTTCAAAAGATGCTATTTGTTATGTAACATCTGGAGTATTGGATCCAGCCAGAAAAAGGGTATTGTCTTATCTTGACAAGGCAATGAAAACAGTAAACCAACTACGTATGTTGGAAGATTCTTTGGTTATTTACCGTTTGGCAAGAGCACCAGAACGTAGAATCTTTTATATTGATGTTGGTAACCTACCAAAAGGTAAGGCTGAAGAATACCTTAGAAATATTATGACGAAGTATCGTAACAAACTTGTTTACAATGCTTCAACGGGAGAAATGAAAGATGATCGTAAACACATGTCGATGTTGGAAGACTTCTGGCTACCGCGTAGAGAAGGTGGTCGAGGCACAGAGATTACAACATTACCAGGAGGGGAAAACCTCGGGCAGATCGACGATATCGTCTACTTCCAAAAGAAACTATATAAGTCTCTCAACGTCCCAGTCAACAGACTCGAACAAGAAGCACAGTTCTCACTGGGTAGATCTTCTGAGATAACAAGAGATGAATTAAAGTTTCAAAAATTTATTAATAAACTTCGTAAAAGATTCTCTATGTTGTTTATTGATTTGCTTAAAACTCAACTTGTTCTTAAAGGTATTGTTACCGAGGATGAGTGGAGTCAAATTAAACAAGACATTAATATTGACTACCAGCAAGATACACATTTTGCTGAGTTAAAAGAATCAGAACTTATGAGGGAAAGACTTGGAACTATCAGAGAAATAGATGAATATGTCGGCAAGTACTTCTCAGAAGAATGGGTACGTAAAAATATTCTTAGACAAACCGACGATGACATTAAAGATATTGATGATCAAATTGCAGCTGAACAAGAAAATCAATCAGATGAACCATCAGATGAAGAAGATGGTAATGATGATATCTAGAAAACAGCTTTTTTATAAATAAGTTACAGTAATAGGAGTATATTATGGACACACAAGAACTGATTGGTAAAATTGAAAAAGGCGATATGGCAACAGCTGGTAAAGCTTTTTCTGAGTTAATGAACCAAAAAGTCCAAGCTGCTTTGGATGATAGAAAGGTTGAATTGGGTAACCAAATGCACCTTTCACCAGAAGAGTTGGAAGAGCTTGAAAAGAATAATCAAGCTGAATTAGAAGATGAAGATTTCGAAGAGGACGAAGATGAGGCCTCTGAAGAAGATGATGATGAACTCGAAGAGGATGAAGAAGAAGTAGATGAAGATGAAGACGTTCAACCAGATGAGACAGAACCTCAGTGAGGGGAAGGCAAAACTAGCTAGCGGAGAAAAGGAAGTTAAATCTTTCAAGGTCGGTAAGAATAATAAGTTCGAGGCCATCGTCGCTAAAAAGGGAAATATATTTAAAGCTTATGTCGATGGTGATCACCTAGATGATTACGTATCAGCGGCAAAGGCTGAAAAAGGAATTAAAGATTTTATTAGATTAGCGGGTAAGTAAATGAAACTCATTACAGAACATGTTGAAGATATACAAGTAATTACCGAAGCCAAAGAAGATGGCAAAGGTAAGAAGTATATTATTGAAGGTATTTTTATGCAGGCAAACAAGCCTAATAGAAATGGCCGCATGTATCCCCGTGAAATCTTAGAAAAGGCAGTCAACAAGTATGACGCCGAACAGGTTTCCAAAGGTAGAGCCGTAGGTGAGCTTAATCACCCTGAAGGGCCTACTATTAATTTGGATAAAGTATCTCACAAGATCACCGAACTTAATTGGGATGGTGATAATGTTGTGGGTAAGGCAACTATTTTGGACACACCTATGGGTAAGATCGTACAAGGTCTTCTTGAAGGCGAGGTTCAGGTGGGTGTCTCAAGTCGTGGAATGGGTAGTCTTGTTAATAGAGCCGGTGTTAATGTTGTCAATAAAGACTTCATGCTAAACGCGGTCGATATCGTCCAAGATCCTTCTGCTCCAGAAGCCTTTGTAAATGGCATCATGGAAAACGTAGAA